CGAACTTTTACCAGACCGTTGTGGTAGTTGTTGGAAATGTGCAGAAGAATACATATATATGACTGACCATAATGTGTTACAATATAATCGAAAGTACTACCAACATTGTTTGGATGTTTTGGTAAAGGATGCCAAACTGGAAAATCGAGCGGTAGCGAACTATGAAGAACTATGGGGGAACTATCTACAGTATGACATCAGAAAATCACGTTACTTTCAAGGAGAGTAAATATGGGAGCATTAGGAACAATTTGGCAAAAGTTAAAGGAGATTATAAACCGTATGATTGGAAGCAAAACAATTGAACAGACATTGAATGTTTCACCACTAATCTCTAGCAAAATGGAAAAGGCAATTGAGTTATGGGGGCATATGTACGACAATCAAGCTCCTTGGTTAAAGGAACCGGATTGGGAAAGTCCTGTACGGGTAACATCTCTTGGTCTACCTGCCATGATTGCAAGTGAGAAAGCTAGAACAGCATTGATTGAGTTAAAGACAAAAGTATCTACACCGTATATCAAAGAGACTGTACCAAACCCAGACTATGACGGTATACATCAAGATGAGTTCGGGACAGTATTACCATCCGCAGAACCACAGTTCATTACAAAGAAGAAATTCACATCAAGTCAGAAACGAGCACAGTTCTTGGATGAACAGTTGACTGCATTGATTGGTATGCTACGGCCACAACTTGAATATGGAATCGCAAAGGGCGGTATCGTTATAAAACCATATCCTATCATCCATGAGCCTACAGACAGTAATGATGTACAGACAGTGAAGTTTGGATTCGATTTTGTACAGGCAGATTGTTTCTATCCGTTAGGATTTGATAACAGTCAGATTACAGAGGCAGCATTTGTACAGACAATCGCAGACAAGGATATGATATACAGACGGCTAGAATATCATAAGTGGTCGAACAACACAGTCACGATTGTAAATAAGGCATTCAAGTCAATGGCGAGCCTAGAAAGCAATATGAAGTCAGATGCAAACGGATATTTCGGTGTAGAGATTCCATTGACAGATGTATTGCAGTGGAAGGATTTGAAGGAAACAGTAACGCTGTCCGGCATAACAAGACCTTTATTTGCATATTTCAAGATGCCAGAGGCAAATACCATTGATTCTCGCAGTCCTCTAGGGGTAAGCGGTTATAGCAGGGCAGTGGGATTGATTAAGGATGCAGATGAGCAGTATTCAAGATTACTGTGGGAGTATGAAGGTGGAGAACTTGCGATTGATATTGATAGAGATGCCACACAGGATGAGGTAGAGTTGAAATCAGACGGAACTACTGTACACCATAGTGTGATGAGCAAGTTGCAGTCACGTTTATATCGTAAGGTAGATTTAGGAAGTGCAGATACTTACCAACCATATGCACCAACGTTACGTGATAATTCCTATCTATCCGGACTGAATGCAATCTTGAAGCGTATAGAAGATACTATTGGATTATCACGTGGTACATTATCAGACCCAAATTCAGATGCCCGTACTGCTACAGAATTAAAGACATTACGGCAACGGTCATACCAGACAAATTCAGATATTCAGAAAGCATTAGAGGCAGCATTGAAAGATGTACTCTATATCATGGATACATACTGCACCCTTTATAAAGTCACACCAGAGGGGAAGTACGAAGTATCATTTGATTGGGATGATTCAATCCTTGTAGATACAGATACAGAATTATCAAGACGTATCCAGCTTATGAATGCCGGACTTGTAGGCAAGGTAGAGACACGTATGTGGTATTTCAATGAGACAGAAGAACAGGCAGTAGAAGCATTACAGAAGATTGAGAAAGAGAATATGCTTTCCACACAATCTGAATTATCAGTACAGACTGCCCAGTTAGGGAATGGCACAACAAGTGCTCAGAAGATTACAGGCAAGAGTAACGCAAAGCCTAAAGAAATGAAGTAAGGAGATTAAGTCATGTTGAGTGAAGATGCTCTGAATAAGTTAGCACAACCCATCATTGACCGCCAGAATGAAATAAATAATTATTTTATAAATGAGATAGCTAAAAAGGTGAAAGAGATTGGTATGCTTTCACCTTCTGACGTTAAACAGTTGCAGCGTATCTTGGAATATGGCGGAGATGTAAGAAGGATAAATGCACAGATAGCAAAGTTATCTGGTGTACAGGAAACACAGATTAAACAGATTATCAAGTATGCAGCTATGGATGGATATGCAGATGTGAAACAGTTCTATGATTATAGGAATCTATCATATATACCATTCGAGGAAAACGAGGATTTGCAGAGGGTAGTTACTGCAATCGCAAAAGAGACAGTTGGTACTTATAAGAATCTATCAAATGCTCGTGCGTTTTTAATACAAGACCCAAAGAATCCTACACAGTTAAAGCCTACAAGCCTAGCAAAGACATACCAACAGACGATAGACAAGGCGGTACAGGCTTTACGTTCCGGAGTTATTGATTATAATATGGCAATGCGAAAGAGCATGGAAGACTTGATAGATTCTGGTATGAAGACAGTGGAGTATACAACGGATGAGGGCAAGGTGCATTATCAGAGATTGGATACTGCTGTCAGACGTAACATATTGGATGGACTACGTGCCATCAATCAAGGAGTACAGGATGAAACTGGAAAAGAATTTGGTGCAGATGGGGTTGAGATTTCAGTACATGCATACCCTGCTGAAGACCATGCACCAGTACAAGGTCATCAATTCACGAATGAAGAATATGACAAGATGCAGAATGGTGAGGACTTTGAAGATGTGGACGGAGAAAAGTTTGAGGGATTTCCGAGAGCGATAGGAACATGGAACTGCCATCACTTTGCGTTTTCTATAGTCGTTGGTGATACACGTACCACATATACAAAAGAACAATTGAAGAAGATACAGGACAAGAACAACAAAGGCTATACCATGCCTAATGGTAAGCATCTCACAATGTATCAGTGCAGAGAATATCAGAGACAATTGGAAACAAAGGTCAGATATGCAAAGGACGGGCAGATTGCAGCACGTAACTCTGGTGATGATGAATTAGCAGAAAAATACCAGTGGAAAGTGAATAAATATACCAGTCAATATAAGGCATTCAGTAAGGCTTGCGGATTGAATATATACAACGAACTTCTTACTGTAAAAGGTTATACCAAAATGTCATTAAAATAATACTATCAGATATTTACAAATACCAGAAAAGCTATTATAATGTAGTTGATAAGAGCAGTACTTTATCACCGTCTTACCAGAGGACATATAAATATCTGGTGCATTCAACCGCACACCGTACTTGCGGATATATAAATAACGGACATAAAGAATGCGAGGAAAGAAGGATTATGGCAGTAACAATCAAAGATTTATTCAGTAAGGCAGCAAATGGTACACTGACTTGGGAACAATTTGAATCGGCTATGAAAGAAGCAAATGCGAATTTCGTTGATTTGTCTGGTGGAGAGTATGTCTCCAAATTAAAACATGATGATGAGGTCAAGACGTTGAACGACCAAGTGACAACTCTTAACAAGACCATCAAGGACAGAGATAAGGACATCTCAACAATCAAGCAGCAACTGACAGATGCAGGTACAGATTCTACTAAGTTGGCAGAGACTTCCAAGACACTTGCAGATTTACAGACACAGTACAAGACGGATACAGACACATATAAAGCTCAGTTGAAGAAACAGGCTTATGAGTATGCCGTCAAGGACTATGCGAACAACAAAGCGTTCACAAGTAAAGCTGCAAAGAGAGATTTCGTCAATGAGATGATTAAAAAGTCTCTGACCGTGGAAGACGGTAAGATTATTGGTGCAGACGATTTCGCTACACAGTACTCAACAGACAATGCAGATGCATTCGTAGTTGAAGCACCAAAGGAACCGGAAGAACCAACAAATCCTACTCCAAAATTCGTGGCACCGGCTAGTGGTGGAACACCGGAAGACCAGAGCAAAACGGGTGGATTCAATTTCCATTTTACAGAAATAAATCCACATACCACCGAAAAATAAAAAGGAGAGTATAACATATGCCAGCAGTAAACTATGCAACAGAGTATCAAAGTGCATTGTCACAGGCATTCCCGTATGTGTTGAACTTCGGTGACTTATACGCCACACCAGTAAACAACAG